GATAGCGGTGCCAATAGCCGCGCCAATCGCGCTGCCAGCTGTAGGATCAGCCGTGCCACGAATACCGCCGCTAATCGTGCCGCCCAGCATGCCAGCGCCGAAGCCTGCGGCGGCACTACCAAGCGCGGTGCCGATGGTCATCGTTCCCGCGCCCATACCAGTAGTGGCCGCCGTTGGTGCCGCTGGCAAGCCAGCCATAGCTGCCGAAGGCGTCATGCCGGCAATAGAAGGCGCGGCAACCGCAGGCGCAGCAAAAAACCCTCCGCCGCTAGTCCAAATTGGCGTAGCCAATAAACTGGCAATGCCCGCGCCAGCACCGCCCAGCCCAAGCATGCTCATCAGGCCACCGCCGCCACCACCGCCCGCCATGCCAGAAATCGCCTGCCCTGCCTGCAATATCTGGCCCGCGCCAATACCGCCGCCGCCGCCTGCGCTTACACCGCCCGGCGCCATGCCACCGCCAAAGCCCAGCGCGCCCATGATCGGCGTCACGAAACTCGACACGATAGGCGTCACGATTGGCCGGATTACCGCCTCTGCCGCGATGCGCGCGAAAGTGCGGCGCACCATCTGCAACATGCTCTCCATCAGGCCGGCAAAGCCGCGCCCGGTATTGCTCCAAAGCGTAGCGAAGCTATCCGCCGAATACCGCACTATGTCATCGGTAATCTGCCGATTAAGGCGCTCGCGCTCCTGCAAGGCGCGTTCTTCAGCCTGCCGCGCTTCACGCATGGCAGGGCTTAATTGCGCGACAGCCCTGTTATAGCGTTCCTGAGATATTTGCCCGGCGCTCAAAGCCGCCGCCAAAGCGCGCACTTGCGCCTCGTATTTTTCATTTTCCGTTGCGGCGCTTTCCGCCAATGACACGCCCTGTTGCACAAGCCTTTGATTGTCGCGCTGGGCATCCGTCAAACGGTCAGTCGCATCGCGCGCCCTATCGCTGCGCTCGACAAGGCGCGACAAGGATGCATCGCGGTCGCGTTCGGCAATGGTGCGAAGGCGCGTTGCCTCTTCTTGATTGAGCGTGCCGCGCGCTGCCAATTCGTCAATCTGCCTTACACGCTCGGCATGTTCGGCGCGAATAGTGCGGTCCTTATCCAGCGCCTTGTAGAGTTCCTCTAGCCGCGCCTGATCCCTATTCCGCTGCGATTGAATGGCGCGCTGCCCGGCAGTGTATTCCTCCGCCTCGCCAGCCTGTTGCGCTTCACTCTCCAACTGGTTCCGTTGCGCGATGAACCTTTCAAGCTCCTGAATGGCGAGAACGCGCTCTTGCCTCAATGCGTCAAGATTGCGGCGCATAATGCCGCGTGTGCCCCCTGGCATGGCGCCACCAAGCGCGCCTTCCGCATTGGCAATCTGCTGATCCAGATTAGTCACGCGCTCACGGCTACGGTCATAACCGGCTGTTGCCAATTCAAGCGGAGTGCCAAGGCCCAAAGTCTGGCGCCCCGCATTTACCGCCGCTGCCGCCGCTTGTGCCGCTCGCGCAATGCCCTGAGACAATCCAAGCGCGCGGTCCAAGTCCGCCGCAAAGCGCGTCATTGCCTCGCCAAGGATCGAGAAAGACCGCGCCATGGTTAGCGGCATTTTCTCAAACTCGACATTGATGGATTGACCCGCGCGCAACAGTGCCGGGAAAACCACATCGGCAGTCAGCTTGCCTTCGGCGCCCATCTTGCGAAGCTCGCCAACTCCTACACCCAACTCGCGCGCCAGTGCCGCGCCAAGCGTTGGCATGTTTTCCAATATCGATCGGAGTTCGTCGCCCTGCAATCGCCCGGATGCAAGCGCTTGGCCTAACTGCATTGTGGCGGCAGCGGTTTCTTGGGCACTTGCGCCCGCAACAATCCCCGCTTGCTGAATCGTCTGCACAAGGCTAAGGACTTGCGCCTGAGTGGCGCCGATGTCGCGCGCTGCGACAGCGAAACGTCCAAAAGCTCCGGCGCTTTCGGATACCGCAACGCCAGTCTTTTGCGACAACTCAAACAGGCTTTGATAAGCCTTTTCCGCCGCGCCGATTGATCCCGTCGCGGCCCCTAGGCGCGCCAAGGAAGCCGTCGCCTGATCCCCGGCGCGTGCTATGCCACTGCCCGCTGCAATGGCGCTGGCGCCAATCGCAGCAAGCGCAACAGCTACGCCGCCTGCGCCACTGGCGAAAGACATCAGCGTATTGCCAGCCGTGCCGAAATTCGCGCCAAGTAACCCGATGCTGCGAGCCGCCGCGCTTGACGATGCGGAAAGGCTATTCATCGCCGCGCCGCCGTTCTTGGCGAAATCCAAAGCGGCCTGATTATTGCGCTGCTCAAGTGCGATGTTGCGCTCAAGCCGCGCCATATAAACATCACGGGCGCGCGTTGCTTTTTCGATTAGCGCATTGGCCTCAGTCTGAGTTTTGATTGATGCGCCGACCTCTGCATTGATCCTGGCAATGCGAACTGCCAACTGCTCATCAGCACGCGCCTTGGCAAGCGCCACTTTCGCGCTAGCGTCAATGCTCGTAACAAGCGTTCCAAAGCTCTTCTCGGCTTTTTTGGCCTTAACCTCTGTGGCGTCCATAGCGGCGCCCATGTTTTTCAATTGATCTGTCGCCGCCTTTACGCCAGCGCTCATCTGATCCTGGAAACGAGTTCGATATGCGAGATCGACTTCTTCAGTGGTCGCCATGATAGACCCCCTTCAAGTCGCGCGCAGAATGACAGCCGGATAATTCATGGCGTCACCCTTATTGGAAAACTTTGGCTTACCAAACTTAACCGCCCGCCCGCGTGAATTAAAAAACTGCGGGCGCGAAACAAAGCCGCCTTTCATGGTGTATGGCGCGGGCGCCGGACCTTGCGGCAGTTCCACAAAAACATGACTGGCGCGAACATTTTTGTATTTCCGCTCTACTGCCAACTTGCAAAGATAGGTGAGCGTTGCCTTCGTGCCGCCGCGCGTCATTTCCAGCTTGCGGTGGTAAGGCTGGGGATTGACAATCATTACTTCAGCATCGCGGGGCATTTTTGCAAGATCACCGCGCCATAATTGCCAGTTCACAAAAATCACCCAACTCTTGCGATACCGCCCCGGCGATTTACTATCTGTGCCGACCGGAGAACGTCCGACAAGAAAGCCAAAAGCAAAAGCAGCCGCATCTCTTAAAGGGCTGAATTGATAAACGATAACGCCGCCAGGCTTTACCGTTTCAGGTGCTGCGCCTTTGCGGCCATCGACGATAGTGGTGTAATTTTTTGACGCGCGACCCTGCGCTTGACGCCGCGCAACATCTTTGCGCGCGAAACGCGCCAATGCGGCAGACTGCGCCGCGCCAGACAGGTTCTTATCAATAAAGACATCAATCTGGCGCGCGTAGGACATTACTTGGCAGCCTTCACCTTTTCCGCATGGACAGCAAAAAACTCCGCATCGATGATGCGAAGCCCATCTAGCAGTAATTCACGGTCAGCGCCATAAATGCCCCGATGGTCGGCCCATGCCAGCGCGGCGCGAAATGGCGTCTCGCTTGGCATCATTGGCCCCATGCCGGCGGCAATCCAAGGTCGCTCACTTGAAAGCCCCTGCCACGCGGTCCAAAGCCAAAGCAGATCAGCGCCGAGGGTAGGTTGCGCTTCGCCATCGCCAAGCGCTTCGGCTACGCTTGCAGCGCGGCTCCATCGGAATTGATAGGCCGCGAAGGTGCGGAGTTTCCCAAGGCTTCCTCGCGGTCAGATGCGCGACGCTCAGTGGCCAGCGCAACCGCCTCACGCGCCATGTCCAGCAACGGGCGGAAGCGCTCGGTAAGCGCCATCTCGCGGTATTCCTGAATTGAGATAGGCCCCTTGTCGCCTTCCAGGTTCTTGACGCCAAGGACCAATCGCGAAAGCACAAGTTCATCTTGCGCGCGCTGCACCATGGAAGGCGGCAAGCCATCAAAGCCCTGCTTATTATTCTTGATCACGCCTTCTTCTTTGGCGCGGCGCAGCAGCTTGCGGTAAGCGGCGCTTTCGGCGTCAAAGAAGGCGGCATCCTTCGCCTTCACCAGCAATTCAATGTCAAGCGTTTCGTCTGGCCTGATCCAGACGCCATCGGTAAGCGCTTCAACGTCGCGCTCGAGCATGTTCAGCTTAGTAGCCATTGCGGTTTTACCTTTGCGGGATGGCGGGTTGCGGGATGGTAGGGGCGCCCAACGACCCGCCGTGCCGGGCGCCCCTGCTCCGCGCGGGAGCATCGCGGCAGTTACGCCGCGATTTCGTTAGGCGGCGAACCGATCAATCTGAATGGCAGGCAATGAAAGATCATTCCCGCCTTCGATGTCGAAACGCGCCAGAATGGCTTGGTTTGGCCCGCCAACCTGAATGTTCGGGTTCATTAGGTTTGCGCCCGGCAACGTGAAGATGTAGCTGTTCCCGGCAGGATCACGCTTGCGCCAAGACACGCGCGAGCGCGTCTCGGCTTTGAAAAGCGCGTATTGCGTCAGGCTCTTGAAATACAATTCAATCTGCCCGGCCACTTGCACCTGGCCCCACCGCGCGCCTTGGGCGGATGCGCTGCCCATCGCGTAATCCATGCCAGCGCCTTCGCGGGATATGTTCACTGACACAAATGTCACGCCAGCATCAAGCGCAGTATCATCAATCTGCACCCCGGCAAAAGACGCAACACTGTCAAAAAAACCGCCACTTGGCGCCGGGTTTACGGTGCCATTGCCTGCGGCAGTTGTCGCGCTCAATTCATCGCGCGCTGCGATATTGATGACCCCAGTGAAATTGGTGTTGTTGTTCCCGGTCAGGGACAGCGACGCCACCATCGCTCCGGCGTAGCGCAACCAGATATTTGAGGCGAAGCGATTTTGTAGGTGGTAGCTTTTCACCAGATCGCCATTGCGAAGCATCCCGGCATTGCGGACAGAAGCCGCCGTGCCCGCCGGGGTTTCGGTGCTTGCGATATTGCGTGCCGCAAGAATGAGGCTTGTGTTGCTGCTTTTCGTGGCAATGCGATAATAGCCATTGTTCGCACCGCTGCCGGCACTAAAGCCGCGCAATTCAATCCACTGGCCCTCGACCAAGTTTTGAAACTTGTTGGAGGTGGTGGATGAGAGAACATTCGTGCCGGTGGTCACGGTAATGTCACCCGAGACACCTGCGATGGTTTGCGATGCGCTCCAATCGCCGCCAAGCGCGCCCGCAAAGAAATCATCAAACGTGCCATAGGACAGGTTGAAATTGATGGCGCCGCTTGCCTGTTCGCTTTGCGTGTAAGCAGGTGACACGCGACGGCTGCCCGTAATTTCATTTGGGCGAGTGCGCGCCTTGCTGCCCGACAGGCTTTCGCTAGTAATGCGAAGCGCCGTGAATGCGCTGCTCGGCGCCGTGCCCCATGCGCTCTCCGGCACATAGGATAGCGTCGTTTCAGTCGTTTCAATGCCGGCCTGATAGCCGGTGACAGAACCGCTCATGATAAATTCCTTTTCAGGTTCTGCGGCTAGGCCGCGTGATAGCCTGCGTTATGCAGGCCGGTCGGTGTAGACCCACTCAATCGTGACAGTGAGGACCCACCATTTGCCATCCTCGGACGGAACGCCCGAGCCGACGCTTGCGCGGCGATAGACGGTGTAACCCACCACGCCGCGATAGATGTTTGCGATGTCCTTGGCGATCTGGCGCGCGGTTGCGCTGCCCGTGCCAAGCGGCACGATGACATGCACGATAAACGTCCCGCGCTCTTCCCATGCGCCGTTGCCGAGTTCGATAGGCTCCAGAATGTCGCCATCGGCTTCCACAGAAAGCCAAGGCGCCAGGTCAGGCGTGGTGAATGCCTCATTGGGCCACTCGATAGGATATGGCAGCGCGGCGGCGGTAAGCCGGTTTCGCGCATCGGTCCAAGGTGTTGGGGTCATCCGCCACGCACCCAAAGTTCATAGGAAGTCAGGTTATCGCTTGTCATGCGCGCATGGGACCCAAGGACTGCCCAGCTTCGCCCGTCTATCAGCACGAAATCGCCTTTGACCGGCGCCAAGTTTGAAAGCGGTTCAGCGTCAATAATCAGCCGCGCATCGCCGTTCATCACGCCGCCTGCGATTTCCTCTGGCGAGAATTGGCGAAGGTATCCGTTCGCCGTCGCCTCGGTGAAGGTGGTGCCGGTGCCGATGCGCCGCCTAAGCGTCACGGGACGCCCGAACCGTTCCAAGATGCGCGGCACGGCATTGACGATGCTCATGCGCTTATTTTCCGCCACGGCTGCAAGAGCGTGATGGCCTGCGCCGGCAGCGCGTCCGAGTTTGAGCGAGGGTCGAGATAAGATACCGTGCCCACGCCATCGGCGCTCTCGCTGCGAATGTGCGGATCACGGCCCCGGCTTGAGTGAATGGCCTGCAAGACGATAAGGCAGGCACGTTCAATGTCTTGTGGCAGGTCTGTCAAGAGCGTGTAGCCTGCCGCATAGGTGACCTGCACCACCGCCGCGCGCCATTGAATGCGATAGTCGCCCGAGAGGCGATAAAGCAGGGAGCCGTCGAGTTCGTAGTCAGTCGCAACAAGCGTGGTGCCATCTTCGATAACTGACGTGATGGCCGGTGCAATGTCCCGGTCGAGAATGATGCACGGCAGGTCAACGCTGCGCTCCGTCTGCCGCACGGTTGCGCGACCAAAGCCTTCCGGTCGCCCGCAATACCGCGCGCATACGTCCGACGCTTGGCCGATGAGTTCCTGCAAGCCCGTGGTCGCGGGCGTGCCATGCAAGTCAAGCTCGCGCGTAGCCGTGGCGGTCACTGTCAGGGCATTGGTCACGGGCGGGGTTATGACTGTGATCATGGCCTTGCCTGAGCGGGTGTAAAGGCGCCGCGCGTGGCGGCTGGATTGGACGCGAGGCGTCCGGTTGCTGGCGTGAAGGCGCCGCGCGCGATAGCCGTTGCACCAGAGATAGCCGCAGAGCCTGCGAGAAAGGCGCTGTCGGCTTGTAAGGCAGCGCCTGGTGCGAAAGCCCCGCCAAGCGCAGACCCGGCTAGAAACGCGCCAGAAGCGGCAAGCGATACGCCCGGAGCATCAACGCCGATAAGCGCGCCGCCCGTGATGATGGTAGCCGCCGCCTGCCATTGGCGGCCTGGCACCACCGCGCCACCGGCTGCCTCGCCGGGGATAAACAAGGCCGCCGCCGCGATAGTCGCACCCGGCGCGGTGACGCCGCCCGTGGCACTTGCCGCGCCTGGGGTAAAGCTGGTGTCCGCTTGAAGCGTGGCGCCGTTGGCGGTTGCCGATATGGCCGCCGCGCCGCCGATGATGGATGCGCTGGAGGTAAGTGTTGCGCCAGCCGCTACAGCCGCGCCGGTAGCATTACCGCCAACAAAAGACGTTGACGCGGTGAGTGTGACGCCTGGCGCGGTGGCGCCCGGTCCTAGCGCTTCCCTGGCAATGACACCTGCTGCCAGCCAAAGCGTCAGCATCGCCCGTCACTCAGCCTTGAGTGGCAAGCAGGGTGGCGATCGTCAATTCCGTTTCGGCAAGATCACTGTCAATCGACGCGACACGGGCGAGGTCACCCAACATCACGGCGCTGGCGCGCAACTGGCCAAGCTGCGCGATGCGGCTTCTGAGCATTTCAATGATTTCGGAAATGGTCATGATCAAACCACCATACAGCGCATGTGGATCGTGGAGGTGTTGAGGATCATATTGATAAACCGAACGCCGGTTTCGGGTTCCACCG